GCCGCACCTGCCTTCGCCGCTTGGATGAAGGCTGCCGGACTTCGTGCGTTGCCAGTTGGCATGGGCGCATTCGGTACAGTTTTTCATGCCTCCACCTCCCCGGCCTGGGGCAGTGGGATGGCGTAATGCGGGAGCGAATACGCCATGTTAGTGCTGACCGAAAAATCGTAATCCATTGGCCTGGACAAAATCCACCTTGGAATAGTCCAGCCATTGTCCGGGTTAAGGAAAATCCAGCATCGCCCATCCTGATCGCTCCACCCGTGCCGCTCCCATGGCCACTCGCTCACCGCTACCGGCACTAACGCCGGGGCGGGTGCGGAACTTGCTGTATCTGCCGGGCCGTGGCCGCAGCGGTGGCCAGGGAGAGGGCGCCAGTCACAGTCGCCCGGCTGACCATCGCTCAACCCAGGCGCATAAAGCAATTCTTGAACGTAAGGGCGAGGGGTGCGGTCATACAAAATTCCGTTTTCTACCTTTAAGCAATCGAGCGGCCTGCAAACCTCTCCAAACTCACGCTTGCCCACGGGCCGTACCATGACACCCTCGGCGTCTTCGCCTTCATACTCAATGCTCCGTCCTTTGTAGAGGAAAAAATACCGGCCACTTAGGCAAACACCAAGCTCGCCCAAACTGTTTACCACCCATTCAATGGATTGTTTGGGTCTACCCGCCTCCCCCTCCGACTGGGCCAGGGCGGCGCGGGCACGCTCTAATACAGCAAACCCGGCATCCAGCTCTTTTGCTTCTGCCGAATCTGGGTGAAGCTCCAGCTCGGCGGCGATTGTATAAATGTGATCGGCACGAACTACGCAAACCGTTTCGTCTATGTTCACGTCGGCATATTCGCTTTGCTCAGCAATGGCTCGGAGGGCAGCGGCCAAGGCCCTTCGGCAGGAGCGACTACTGAAACGGAAGGCATCCAGCACCGCCTCGGGTAGTGGGGCGGGCTCGTCGTCCAGGGCGGCGCGGGCACGATTCCAGAGTGCTTCGTTGCGGCAGTTGTTGTCGTGCAAGTATTGGCACTCCTGCAAAAGTTCAGCGCACAGGGCGCGAAAGTTGGCGTGATCAACCACGACCACCCCACTGCACTCGGGTGAAGCCAGTCGTTGCGGTGACAGGCTCAAAGCGTGACTTCCAGCCATCGCCACTTTCCAGCCGGAGCATAACCATACCCGGAAATGCCCGGCCTGCTGAATGCACACGGTAAACGCCACCCGCAACCCAGCGCCATAGATCGCCGGGGCGGAATTGGTCCGTCGCAGGGACGGTCAATAATGATCGTTTCATTGTTCCTCGTTTGGGTAGTAAGACCCGCAGTTCCGTGCGCTTGGCCTGGGCATCCCCAGGTCGCACGGGTTAGAAGGATCGTCAGTCACAAACCGGCATCGCTCACACGCGGCCCCGGCCCGTACCCCGATAAGCCTTGGCAGGTGGACCGCAAGATTGGCGTGCATTTGACCAAGCGCAATCTTTCGGCAATACTCCGTGCTTACGTGTACGGGGCACGTTTCGGCTATCTCCCGCCAGGGAAGATCCAGGTTGTTTAGAACGTGAATTACAATCGCTTCACGCTTTTTCTTTTTGTCCCCCGGTGGCTCGGGTTGGCAGCTCAGAAAGAACGGCCTGCCATTGATGAACCGTGGCAGCTCAGGCGCAACCCGCTTGTAGTGGGAGCCGTTGCTAATCCCAATCGCAGTTTGATAAGGGATCTGTAGCTCTGAGGCAATCCCCTTCAGTGGCCTTCCCGTGGACCGCAGCTCAAGAACCTTGCGGATTAACTGTTCATTCATTGTTCCTTCCTCTCAACTGTGAGGGACGAAAGGAAGGCGTGAACCACTTCAGCGCTTGGCCCCGCCAAATGCTTGGCCGCCTCTTTGGCTTGTGCCAATGTCGGCGGGGGGAAGGAGCTGTGCAGGTTTGCGGCCAATCCCGCTAGATCAACCGCCCTTGAATCGTGGTCACACCAGGAATGTATTTTCCTGAGGAATGCAGACAGGTAACGGCGATCACCTCCGGTAACCGGCAATTCAGCGGGAAGATCAAGGCCGCCGGCTTTCCGCCCCGCCTGAATAGCTTCAACCAAAACAGGGTAAAGCTCAGGGTACTCAGGGCAGGGCTCAGGGTACTCAACGCGTTTAGCCATCATGTAAGAACCTCGTAAAAACGGCATGAATCGAGATAGTGAAGCCTTGTCATTTGCCCTTGTCTGCCCATCGGTCGATTCTTTTTCAGCCAACAAGTTGTCATGTTGGCCTCAATAGGATCTTCTGACCTTGGGTTGCGTTGCAGCATCACCACATAGTCGGGGATCTGGGCCAGCGATTGTGACCCCCGCAACTGGTAAAGCTGCGGTTCCCCTCCTTCCTCTGCTGACACCTTGTCCTTATCCCTTGACAAGTGGCAAACTACAACCATGGAAAAGTTGTAGTGAACGCACAAGGACTTGAGTTCCTTGATACACTTGTCGATGGCCCTGCGCTGGTCAGACTTAAGGTCAATACCATCGGCGAGGATGCTGAAGTGGTCGAGGAAGACCACCTTGCATTCTTCGCCAACGACATAATGCTTGACACTTGTCACGAATGAATCAAACGATTCGTCAATGTGACGGTCGAGCAGAAACAGGTTAGGGGCGAACCGAGACAGGGCATCACGAATGAGCGCCGGATCCCGCCTCGCCCTTTCCTCTGGAGTGTCAGCGTGAAACGCGGGATTTAACCCCAGTTCCTCAGACAGCATCCGCTCAAGCGTTGTTTCGCATGATTCCTCAAGCGCAACATATGCGTTACGAATGCCTCTCCTTGCAAAGTCAAGGGAAAGGGATCGGGAGATGGCTGACTTGCCAATGTTGGTGCCACCAGCGAGTAGCCATAGCTCCCCAGGCTTGATGCCCAAGGTGTACTGATTCCAGCCAATCCAGGGAAACTGAATGCCCTTGCTCCGCTCGGGGCTAAGCATTTTGCTCAGCATGTCGGGAGCATGGACGATTGCCTCTGGCCGATGGCGCTTCGCCGCCAACAGCGCGTCCCGGATGGCCTTCGAGTCGCCGGCCATTAACGCTTCATTGGCGTCTTTGTAAGGAAACGCCTGAACCGTTGCGGCCTTACCCCCAATCACCTCGGCGCATTCCTGCGCAGCCTTTCTCCCCGGTTCATCCATATCGAAAAACATTGTTACTGCATCGAACTTGCCGACCCATAACAACTGTTCGGAGATCGAGCGCTTGGCGGACTGGGCGCCATCGGGTATGGAAGCGACCGTGACTGAATCCCTCCCAAACGGAGTGAACTCACAGAGAACCTGATAAACGCTCATTGCGTCTATCTCCCCCTCTGTGATTATCAGCCTGCCGCTGCTACCTAGGTGCTGTCCGAATAGCTGGATCTTCTGACCCTTCACTCGGCCAACCCAGGCAAACGCCTTGTTCTGCCTCCTGATGTGCTGAGCTGAGATCAGCCCATTCGCATCCCGATAGCAAGCAATATGGGCGGGCTCCAAAAGATACTTGCCGACAATGTAATCATAGATTCGGCAAGTCTTTTCAAGGATCCCCCTCGCCGGCAGCGCCTGAGGCTCCCCCTTCAACAGTGATTGCGCAGCGGTAACGGCATCCTGTCTAGGGAGGTCATCAAGAATACCGGCCTCCTTCATGGGACTTTCCCAGTTGGAGCCATCTGCGCTATATCGCCCCTGGCAAACGAAGCAGAAAATAGATCCATCTGGGTACGATGTGGCGCCATCGCTGCTATCGCAGTCTGGCCCTGGGCAGGGCTGATGGGTTGTCCTAGCCATTGCGACAAAATCTCAGATGGAATAGGGATGCCACACCAGCGGATGCCGTGACGATCGCACCACTGGGCATAGGTCGTCTTACTCTTTTTGCTAAGAGTGAGATTGGGATTCTCTAAGACGACCAGTATCAAGGCGCCTGGGTTGCAATGAATAACGGATAACAGCTTTGCCCTATCCGCCGATGGCCACCAACCCTTAGCTTCAATGTGGTGATTACCAATCGTGAAGTCAGGGGTGTATCGCCTGTGCTGGACATAATCCAGCTTTGCCGATTCGTGGGTGGCCTCAACCCCTAGGCTGGCCAGGTTTTCCGCTACAACCTTTTCAGCGCCTGACGCATAAATACCCGTGCGCCTAGAATTGTATCGCATCGCTATCTTCATCGGCGGTGAATTGGCCCATGGCAGTTGATTCCCCCTGGACCCAGCCGCCCTCAACAGCATCAAGCTCAATCGTCTGGACTTCCAACTTGACTACCTGAAAGCCAAGCAGTTGCAAGCCAACCCCCTTTTGGCCCTTCTTGTCGTAGCAATAGATGTCATAAACAACCTTGCCCAGTGAGCCCGATCCAATATCGGCTAGACCGCTCACGGGGCGGCCCTGACTGTCAAAGATCAACGGGGGCGTATTGTCCTCCTTCCTTCCCGTCTTCTTCCTAAGGATAACCCCTGGCCTTTTGAACTTAAAGCATAGGAAGCCTGGCTCTAATTCTTTGTTGCCTGTTGCGTCCTTCTTGTGCGACGGGCCAAAGGGAAAATTGAGCCCTGTATTCGTCTGCGGGAATGTCGGGTTGGCAACGCGATAGAGCCTCAGAGTCTCCTCAATGTTTGTCATTATCTGCTGCGAATCCGCCTCCGCAATCACAAAGCCGCAATTCCATTCAGGCTCATCCTTCAGGTTTCGGCCTAAATGAACAATGTTTGACCAAGCAACCTTACCAACTGGTGTAACAAACTTGTTTGCCATGAAAAATAATGAATAAGAAAAATTGGGTGGACCTTGGGGACGGCTCAGGGTGAGCGCGGCCCCGTCAAGGGTTGATTCATGTCAAGTGAAAAGAAAAGGGTTTTCGCCTATGCGGTTCGGGTCCAGTGTCTGACGATTGGGCGGCGGCTGAATGGCCAGGCCCTCCCGATCGACCATCAGTCCATAGTGTCGCTGAAGGTGGTCGTCCCTGTAGAACTCTCGGTAAGTCTCGTTCAATGATCGCCCCATGTCAACCACTTTGTCAAGAGTTGTGGCGAAGCAATCATGGACGGTGACAATTTGATGAGGCCAGCCATGCACGAACCGCTGAAGGAACGCCGCGTCAAGCGAATGGATGAAGTCGGCGCACAGATGGGCAGTGGACCCCCGCAACGGCTCCCCCTCCCCGTCCCGTACCTGGACAGAAACCGTGCGGCCAGAAAGCATAAGCGCCATCCGCTTTTTTCTGGTAAGTGAGTTGTAACTTTCAATTCTGAGCCCATTTGGGCTGTACCAGTAGGGCCGCTGACCCCTTGCGATCATCGCCCGACCAACCGCTGACAGCCATCGATCCAGCGCCAAAACATCGGGCATGGCGCACCTGGCCCCGGCCAGAATCGCCCGCGCCAGAACGGACGCCAGGGCTGTCGCTTGGTGCCCCTCGGGCGACTGGGAATGGCCAAACTGGATGACCAGAGCCTCCGCTATCTGGGGCTGAAGGCTGTGGTAGCGCCGCCCATAAATAATCGGCATGATGGCGGGCTTAAATAACGATCGATCCGGCCAATTATTTAGCCACCACTTAAGGTAAGCCTTCCTGTAGTCGCCTTCTTCGCACGTTGAATACTGCTCCCTAACAATCTCGCCCACCCTTAGCGCCACCCTGCTGTATAGATCCTGAGGTTCATCACCTATAACATTTGTCCATTCAGCTAGTTGGGCGTCACGGGTCAAGCAGGCTACATGACCATAGCCCGATGTGGTTTGGTCAAGCTGGAATGGGAGGGAAGTGCAGTAGCCAGGGTCCGCAACATATCTGGCCCATTCCCTACAAAGTTGGACATATCTCCAAGGCTTTTTGGCGTCGGCCCACAGCCCCGTCGTTTCGTGTGGATTCTCGCCAATGCGGCAAGCCATTTCGCTCAGGTTTAGCCATTGCTCACGCTCGGTTGCGTCGGGGCGAATCCCAATCGCATCACCCACGGACCAGGCAAACTCTCTTTCGTGGCCCTTGATCGGCGCGGCAATCCCAAACATAAAAAGACTTCGGTGCGGATCGGCCCCCGCGTAACTGATCTGGCCTGAGCGAGGGTAAAGCCTGCCCCTTGTATCCGATTGCCAGACGCAAAAATAAGGTCCGTATTCCTTGAGCTGATTACACGCGATAAACGTATTGACTACCTTCCTCCTGAATGAATCTTTACGCCAGTCGTTCCGTTGCTTCCATATTTGCCGCCACACCTTAGAGGCGTCGCCCAGTTTCTCCATCGCCTCACTAAAGATGACCTTGGGCAATCGCTCAGCCTTGGGTACGGCCCCAATCTCATGCCCCGTATCCCAAGCCCATTGAATTAGGTCTAGCTGATCATGGTCAAGGCTAAAGGGAGTCGCCTGTAATTTGTTGATTGTCCCCAGCACACACGGGTCGGCCTTTTCCATGAACATTGGGTAACGCTCCCACGCTATTTTCGCCCATGCTGATTCGATAGAAAGATAACCGCCATCGCTGTACTCGGTATACGGCTTTGGAGGCACAGTCATAGGCATGTTTGCATGTCTGAACATCATTAGATTGTGCTTCCACCTTTTGAGAAAGTCCCAATATAGTTGCGTTGCCTGAACTGACTTGAATCTCCTGTTATCTCGGTCGTAGTCAATCTCAATATCAAAAAGCTGGGTTGAAGCGCAGATGGCTTCAATGAAAAATGCCCCTAAGGCAGTCCTTTCAAGCCTGCCGAGGGTCACATAGCTGGCGGCCTTGGCAAAGCCTTTCGACTTCAATCTTTTGCAGATAGAAGCCATGCCAAGGTCACTATTGCTGGCCAGCTTTAGCCCCTGAAGGTGCCAATTTTTCATATCGGGATGGTTGAGCCACAGCACATATTCAGCCCTTCTTCCGATGGCCGCGGCCAGCCTGTTATAGCTTTGCGCCCTGTCGCTCAGCCCCAGCACATAGAACAGAGTCTCTAATGCGACCTGCTTTACGTTTTCCTCACTGCCAAACAAGGCCCATATTTTGCCATGCCTTCCAGCATGACGCTTGCCCTTTTCGTAGTAATCAAGAACCGTAGAAAGGTAGGGGCCAATCATTCTGTAGGCCAGGAATGACGCCGCGCCTGACTCCCAACCCGGCCCAGTTGCGCGGCCTGCGCCTATCCTCCGCTGCCACGCTTCTAGCTCGATCTGGCGCCTGTAGGCCCCATCGTCCCGTGCAATGTGATCGGTCGAGGGTTGACTGTCCATTCTCAGAAGTCTCAGTGAGGAAGCCTGTTCAGGGCTGGTGTTTGCCACTTGTCAATCTCCATACGGATCTCCGATCCGTTGCCCCTGCCGTTGCGCAATGGCAAAGCCCAGTAACTGTAAGGGGAAGGGGCCAAGGTCATTGCGCGAACGTTGTTGCACAAACAATGCAGTCTCGCAACAGTCTCAGCCTGTCAACTATATTCAGACCACTAAACGCTCAAGGTCAATGGCCGATCCGTGGACATAGCGTTCGGTTACCGACATTGACTGATGGCCTCCCCATGCCTGCAACTGAGGGCCAGACCAGCCCTGAGAGGCAAGCCGAGTCAGGCAACTGTGGCGCAAGGTATGGACGACCCACTGGGAGCGCGTATCGTCGCCCAGGCGCAGCGAATCGCAAACTCGATGCTTAGCTTCCGCATAATGCTTAATGTAGGTGCGGTAAGTTATGCAAAACACCCTCGGCCCTTGCCTGTGCTGGCCTGCCAGTAGGGAGCGGACCTCCCCCGGCATTGGGAGACGCCTGGCCCGTCTCCCCTTGGTTTGCGTGAACAAAATAGATCCCTTATTTTCAAGTTCAACCCGGTCCCAAGTGAGCGCTAGGGCCTCACTTACTCGGCAGCCCATCAGCCAAAGAAACTGGGTCAGCTTACGGCTTTCCCGATTCTCCATCCTTTCCAGTTCATCCAAGAGAGCTGAATACCATTCCTCTTGCAACACCAACTGTCTAGGTTCCGACTCCCTGAGCAGTCGGCGTTCTGGAAACAACGGTAAATCGTTGATCAGTCTTAAGCGTTGAGCACGTTTAAGCATGATGCGCAGGGCTGACAAGTAACGGTTGATTGATCCATTGCTGCATCCGTTGCCGTTTGGGCCAGTAGTGCGCAGCCATCCTAGAAACCTGTCTATCTGTTGCTCGTTTACGTCGATTGGCAAAAAATCCTCGCCAAAATACTTGACGACAATCATGCCGCGCTTTGACTGGCTGTCGCCCTTGTCAGCCCAATCAAGGCGAGAACACGCCCGCAAAACATCAAGCAAGCCGCCAGCCTTGGCAACTGCCGCCTTAGTTTCCTGCCTGCCAAGCTCTCGGAGTAATTCCTGCTCAACCCCTAGGGCTTCCTCCTGACTGTCACATGCTCGGCATAGCCTTCGCCCCTTGAAAACCGCAAAGGCTTTCCACCTGCCGTCAACGAATCGAACGGACATTAGCCTTCTCCCCCCTCGCATTCTTCCGGCAAAACGATAAACGCCTCCCAGCTTGGATCGGTAGGGTCGTAGGCACCTTCCAGTGCCGATCGCAGTACGTCGCCGGGAATAAAGATCCGCCCTCCTTCGGTATCAAAAAAGAAGGTTTCGCACGGCCCCGACCGCCTGGCCATGGCGGATTCGATCGTGGGGACATTGCCGCCGCAAGGGGCCTCCCTCGCCCTCACCCTCAGTTTCTTGGGGCTGAATCCGACTCCCACCAGCTCGCTAAATGCCCTCTGCGCCTCTGGGAGGCTTTCAAAAGTGTTCTGATCTTGGCTCAATCCGTGGCCCATAAGTGAGGCGTCGTCAGTCCAGGCCCCATCATAAAAAATCTCAAGGCAATAGCTAGTCATTTTCGGGATAAGCAAGGGTCGTAAGCGTTGATAAAACCTGTCTGCCTTTGTCGGTCAAAAATACCAACAAATAACGATCATCGTTAGGGTCTCTCTCTACCCTGATCAACCCCAGGCGTGAGCCTCGGCCATCCCGGCGCCCACTTGTGCCCATGGCGTCAACCGCCCTAGAGATTGCGGCGATTGTTAGATCACAATTCTCAGCCAATTCTGTCTGAGATTGTCCTTCTTTTTGACCAACGGCTAACAAAATATCAACCTGGCTAACTCTTAACTGAGGGTGAAGCGTCCTTAGAAACATGATGGCCTGTCTAAGGGTTTTCCAGTTGTTCACAAGGTGCTCTCGCGTTCGGCAGGATGATCATATGTCGATCATCGCCTAAAATCAACAATGATGCATATATGCAGCAAAGCGCACAACTCTAGCCTGATGAAGCCGTGGCGCCGATGTTCCGGGGCCGTGAAAGGGGGGTAGGCCGAGCACAGCAACGATGGAACTTGCAAAATCCGCCCACGACTGGCCGAGACTGCGAGGTAAAAATCACACGGGAGCCATAAGCCCCCAGGCGGTAAGGACCTTCGGAAATACATTAAGATTTAATAAGAAAATGGGGGGGGGGGGCAAAACGCCTTGATGTAGGCCACGAAAAAAACGTAAGCGGCTGGGGTTGCGAGAGGATTAGGAGAATCCCCGCGAAAGACAGTAGGGGAAACGTTAACAGCTGTCAAGCCTTCCCTACTGTCTGCCGTCATTAAGGTCCCGGAAACTCAGTCAGGGTCCGCCGATCGGGAATGCTTCCCTGTGGGGCTTGCGGCCCCATTAAGCAGGCAGCCACCAATAATGGGGCCAGCAAGTGTAGCCATCTGTCAAGAGCCATGGGCTTTAGTTAGCTGGATCGACTGAATGTTGGGCCACTGAATGTAGGCCGTCCGCTTGGCTGATTGTTCATCATGCGAAACGACCCACAGACAACCGGGCGAACTTGCGCCGTTTTCGGTTAGAACAGCGTTGAAGATGTAAAGTCTAACCACGGAGGAAATAATCCAGGCATGGCCTAGACTTAATGTCCTCGGCTGCCTTCATAGATTCCTCAAGAGCAACCAGACTGCTAAAAACTTCGGAACTTGAGTAGCACCTGGGCTCCGATAAATCCTTGACATCTTCGATTTTGCCATCTCTTACAGTGCAAGCCTGCCGGGAATATCGTATTGGCTCCCAACGGCAGCCCTCCCTCTTTAGGTCAAGGGAGACAACCAAGAACAGGGAATGACACGGAAGCTCGAAGCGACACTGGAGCCCAGCAGGCAGGGCATCGGGGACGCTGCGCAGAACTTCGTCCCTGACTTCATTCAGCCGACGACGCAACGGCTCGCACATGGAGTCGTCGGCGTTTCTGATTTTCTTGCCTTTATATGGCAAAACCGCAAACATCGCCAGACCGTGGCCATGGTGCAAAATGCGGTTCGCCCTGTTCAGGACTTCGCACTTGGCGGTTATATATTCAAGAGACGGGGATTGCATGACAAGAAAGGAGAAAGGACGGAAAAATAAAAATGGCAACGGTCGTAAGCTGTCAAGAGCTAGGCATAACCTAATCTTTTTTGCCTTTCCTCAAAGCTCACAACATCCCCGGATGGAACCATCCGGTAGGTGCCGTCGCCCATAGGATCGGATCCGTAGTCTTCGCCGGGCTTGCGAACGGGGGCAGCAAAAAAATAGGGAAGCCCAACCGATTCGTACATCATTCTCTTCTGACCTTCGCCCGTGGTGTGATCGTAGCCATGTGGAAACTTGGTCATAGCAAGCGAGAATCGTGATCAAAAATAAAAATGGCAACGGTCGTAAGCTGTCAACCGTTGCCCATAATGCTATCAGGCTTGGCGCTCTGGCGCAATGAGGTCAGCAGCTCGTTTCGCCTCACCCAAAACCTTGAAAAGGATTTTAGGTGATTCCTTCAGTCTCTCAATCCATCCCCCCAGATAAGATGCGTGATTGGCAGTCTTCGATCCTATCTCCAGTCGTTGGCCAATTAAAAACGCGCCAAGTTCGGCCACAAGTTCCTCCCTGGCATAGCCGGGACTCCCAAAATGATTGTAAAGGTCACGGGCCAGACGTGACTTATGCCCGGTTGAATGGACGCACTCATGCGCCAACGTGGCCAGATAACCGGCATCGCTCTTAAACTGCTGCCGGTTCGGCATCGTTATCCGGTCATCAAACGGACTATAAAATGCCTTGTCTCCCCCATGCCGAACGGCAACTTCCCACGCCCTAAGAACAGCGGCAGCGCTGGCCAGTCTCTCATTCTCTGGCCTTTCTTTTATGCTAAGGCATTTTTTAATGGTTCTGTCCAGTGTGTCATCCTGGCACGTTAAATCCGCGACATTGAATAGGCAGACAGTTCTAAAGACGGTAAAACACTTACTAGTATCCTCTCCCGTTTCTTCGTCTTTACCTTCTATTTTGACAGGTTTGGGGGCGAGAATGTAGGCCCCTTTAGCCCCTTTTTTGACCTTCCAGCCATTAGTTTTGGCCATACCGAAGCCAACCCACAGCGGCAATGGATGGTTATACGCTGATTGGAACATTTCCAGCAAGAGAGGATTGCTGCCAGTGTAATGATGGCCCGTCAGTAGGTTCCGATGATGCCCTCCGCCTGTCCACGGTTTACGCCATGGATTGCGGCCAGCCTCAAGTAGGGCCACAAGTTGGGCTACGATTTTTTCTTCGGGACTCGGGCCTTCGTAGGTTTTTTTGCTGGCCTTGGTTAGTGTTGCTGTCATGGTTTGATTGGAACAAAGTACGCACTGGAGCAGGGCCACACTGAGCCCTGCAAAATGCCACCGATCGATCGGTGGCAGGATGCAGGGATCGGGGAATTGTCAGGACTTAAGACAGAATCCCCCACTATCCCATACCCTCACGTCATCAAGCTTTGCTCCGTCCGTCCTAATCGCGGCATAGTAATCACCTCCCCACGACTCCATCATCTCTCCGTCTCTCTCCACTTCCCCGTCAAACGTTGACAGAATCCATCCGTCAACTAGCGCTTCAAGGTCCAAGATGTCATCATCGCCAATCGGTACGATGTGATTCTCCCCGGTGCGGTTTTCTGTGATCTGTAAGTAGTTTTCAGGCAAAAGTGAGCCGTTCTTGACGCCATATTCTTTCCGCACAAGGTCGCAATATATCTCCTTGGCATTACATGACAACTGGCGCGGCTTGCTCAGTAGGGGCGAAGGTCTAAACCTAACCCGGTCAAGTTGGGCGAACTTCTCATAAACCGCCGATCCCTGCCCCCCGTGGTGGAGCATGGCGAACATGTAGTGGGCTTCACAGATATCAAAAGAATCAAAATAGGCCATGAGATGAAGAAGCGATGGGTGATCGGTTAATAGTTGAAGGGTGACAAGTAATAATCAGCCGAACAAGGCGTCAGCGATCGCCTCATCTTCAGTGGCGAAAGGTCCGAATAGGTCTCCATCGGGCAGGCATCCTGGGAATCCCGCGATCCAGTAGTGGCCTGCCTCAAAGTTTCCCGGTCCGTTGCCTGCCGCCTGGGACGCGGCACCCCAATCGCAAGCGGTGGGAAGGTCCATGTAGAACACTTCAAACGATCCATAATCGTTCCCGTTTTCGTCCTTAAAGGCGTAGTAGGCCATGAGATGAAGAAGCGATGGGTGATCGGTTAATAGTTGAAAAATGGCAAGTGCGGACTAGGCCTTGGCCCGGCAGTGAATTACAGCAGTCTCGATCAGCCGACCGTCTGGCAGCTGCCACAGCTGTGAGCTGGTAAAGGCCGAAACTTTCCGCCCTTTAATGCTCACCCTTCCCTCTAGGTGATAGCCACACTCTCTAAGGTTCCCCATTGTGCGAGGCCCATAAAGGGCGATCGTATCGCCCCGGCCCATAGGGCCAAAAGTCATTGACACGGCAGTAGCGGTGAAACTAACAGGGATCGACCATCCGCCAATGGTGACCAGCTCCCCCCGATGGTCTGCAATAACGGGGGCCAGGTAGGCCAGGAAGTCGCTCTCACTGATGGGGATGGCCCCAGCCTCAGCCTTAAGGGTCAGCGGCGCAAGTTTCGCAGTCATCGGATCAAGGTCTAAAGGTCAGACAGTCTCAGACTGTCGATCAAGACATTAGGGCAACAGTTGCAGGCTGGCAAGAGTGACGGCATGAGGACCACGCCTCCCCGCTTGCGCCGCAGTCGTTATTAGTCTTTCTTATGCGACTTGCGCCTCCTGGCCCTCACTGCCTCATCACCTCATCGGCTCCAGCCTCATCACCTCATCGGCTCCAACCTCATCACCTCATCGGCTCCAGCCTCATCACCTCATCGGCTCCAGCCTCATCACCTCATCGGCTCCAGCCTCATCAGTACGTTTGACCTATTGGCACAGATAATAGTAAGCACGTATCAGTAACGTTCTTACTTCGTCTTGCCCTCCCCTTTCTTGGTAGTACGCTTGTTCTATTCGGGTAGGCATTGGTGGGAATGTGTAAGTAGCAATCGTGCTTGTTCTTTGTGGGTGATAGTGATAACCGATGGTGGGCAGTAAGTGTTAGGTAGTGGTGGGAAGTAGGGATAAGCGGCGGTGGGTAGTAGTGCTAAGCGGCGGTGGGTAGTGGAGAACAAACGTACTACTTAAATGGGAATGAGAACCATTCTCAGCGCCCGTCTTTAGCGCTGTTGCACGGCGACGGATTAGGTATCCGTTCCAATCCCTTGCGGCGCAATGGCCCGTGCAACGCCCATATAAAGGACCGGCACGGGGGACACTCGCCCGTGACGCATTACGTATACCCCCTCATCAATTAGCAGACCAAAAGGTAAATGCCGAACACTGACCCATCTTCCATAAGCCCCCTCATCAATTAGCAGACCAAAAGGTAAATGCCAACCACTGACCCATCCCCCTCACGGTCTCAACCAGCAAGACCCACATCACACCATCACCAACAAACACAAATGCACCGCACACTAATTATTACTTAGCTTTCCGAAGGATTAAACGTGTCTACTAATCCTTCCTAATCACCTCCTTGGAGCAAGACGGGTAAAGAATGAAACCTACTATGCGATTCAACATAGTTGCTATTCAACCTATTGGGATGATGTTGATTGATAGTAATTAATAGTCGCTTCGCTCCTTTGACCGTTTTGTGATGATTAGTCTTTAATAAGGCGCTCGCTTCGCTCGCTTTGTGTTGACTGCGATCTTGGCCCTTTTGGTTCCTGTTGATACACTCCCCCTTCTTCTGTAGGAGGGAAACAAGGGTTTTCCACAGGTTGAAAGCCCGCATGGGCTACTGTTGACATCCGATGAGGGTTGATCGCTGCCATGGATGCGCAAGGGACTGGCAAGACTGGAGCCCCTTACAAGCCCAACTGGCCTGATCCGCCTGGCTATCGGGAGACTGTTGAACTGATGAGGCAAGCGGCAGAGGCAAAAGCTGATGCTGCGGAACAAGCAAGGATTGATAAACAAGCGGCAAAGGCCAAGAAGGTGGCCAAGGCAGGAATGTCGGTTTACTCAAGACGCAGGTATCTTTAATGTCGCTGGGGCTATCACTTCCTCAGTTTGCAACGAAGCTAATCCGTGAATTACGGATGGCCGATAACCTGACGCCAATTCAGCTGCAGGTGTTGGCGTACATTGCTGAAGTTTCAAGCGATCCAGAGAAAGCGGCTACTGGCTCAAGAAAGATCATCTGCGGTTTTCGTGGGTTAGGGAAGTCGTTCTTAACTGCCACTACTGGTATCTGGTGGCTTGATGAAAACCCCAATGAGAAACTTCTTTTCATTAGTGCGTCAGGTGGTTTCGCCAAGAAGATAACGACATGGATGCTGACTACCATCCGCACTGTTGAATGGCTGGAGCACTTGCGGCCTGATACCAAGAATGGTCGATATTCCAACATTGAGTTTGACGTTGGGGCATGTACGTTTATTGAACAAAGCCCTTCGGTAAGGGCTGCCGGTATTTACGGACAGGTGGTCGGATCACGGGCAAGCAAGATCATCTTGGATGACGTTGAAACACCACAGACTTGCTTGACGCAATTACAGCGTGATCGTCTAAGGACTGGTATCGATGAGGCTGAGTCAATTATTAAGCCTGATCAGGCTTGCGATATTTTCTATCTGGGCACACCTCACGCATCTGTTGAGTCCATTTACTTTTTCCTCAACAGACAGCGCAACTACGATATGAGGATGTGGCCCGCAAGGGTTCCCAGTGACTCCAAGCCTTATCGGGGGCTGTTGGCGCCTTTGATTGAGAGGCGAATGGGCACCGATGCAGGAAGGCCCACGGATACGCGCTTCAGTGAAGACATGCTGACGCAAAAGCAATTAAGGATGGCGCCGGCCAGGTGGCGTCTTCAGTTCATGTTGGACCCTACTCAGAGCGATGCGGAAAAGCATCCCCTTAAGTGCAGGGATCTGGTCGTCTCGACATTAGACGATGATCTCCCGGAAGTCTTGCTGTACGAAAGAAGCAGGGATTACAGGATCACCGACCTTCACTGCGCCGGCATTGGTGACGACGATACGTTCTACATGCCGTCTTTCATCAAGGGGACGATCAACGTTGCGGAGGTCCCAACCGTCCTGGTGATCGACCCCTCTGGAGGCGGTACCGATGAGTTCGCCTGGTGCGTCCTGTCGGCCTGGGGCGGCAACTTCTACCTGAGAGCGCTCGGGGGCCGTCGTGGGGGGTCCAGTGAGGCCCTGTGGATGGAGCTTGCTCTGCTGGCGAAACGGATGCAGGCCAAGCGGGTCTTGGTTGAAAGCAACTTCGGGGGCCTGGCCGTGTGGGAGCAGGCCGGCAAGCCATTTTTTCAGAAGGCCGGCTATCCCATGGCCTTTGAGGGAATTAGAACCGGCGGAAGCTACAAAGACCTAAGGATCATTGACACGCTTGCTCCCGTTGTCCAGCTGCACTCCCTAATTGTTGATCGTCGCATTATTGAGGATGACGCCAGGATCATTACTGAAGCTGAAGACGAAAGTGATTGCGCTTACAGCTTTGTCTATCAGTTCAGCAGAATCACCGAAGCGCGGGGAAGCCTAAGGCATTACGACCGATTAGATGTTGTCGCCCTTGGGGTTGAGTTCTTCCAGGGGCAGGTAGCTCAAGACCAAGAGCGATCGGCCAATGAGCGTTACAATGAATGGCTGGCCGCCCAGGTGGAAGACTCGACGGGGTATTCAGTATTGAATGCAACTCGCCTTGCTATGGGTATGTCACTGGAGCAGGCAAGGAAAGCCGCTGCCAGTGACATTGGTGGGCAAGGATGGCTTGATAATTAGATGTATGAGAATGCCCCGACAACATCATCGGCCCCAACGGCTGTTGCGTCCGCAACCGACTGAAGGTTGGTGATCGCATAGGCAATGCCTCGGGCAAACCTTTTCCCAAAGCTGCCAAACCCATATACTTTTTCAGAGTTCGCCGCAAGCGCAATGGTTAAGCAGGGGGTGTCAGTCCCGACTGTTGGCGCAGATGCCTTGTCGTAGAACTTAAAGAACTTAGCGGCAGCAGAGTAATTCGTTAGGGAGATTTCGTAAACGTCTCCGGGGGATGCTTTTACGAGTGTTGCATTTACTGAGGCGGCGCTCTCCACTGTGGCAGAAAAAAGAGGCGACCCGGCGGCCCCTACCTCAATTTTGTAATCGGCGGGCAACGGGCTGGGGGGTGTGTCCGTGTTGGGCATGGCTTGAACGTGCGAGGGGATTAGTTGTCAGGGGTGAGACGCATAAGCGCCTCAAGGTCTTCTACTGACGGCAATGCGTCAGCGACCTTTTGTAGGCCCTTGCTGCGGCCAAGGGTTGTGGTGATGCTGTTGTCTTTCAGGAACTTAATCGCCTTGTCGATGGCGGCCAGCTTGGCCCGTGGCGTTCCGTACTTCAGGAAACGGCTGATCTCATGGGCCGTTTGGCCATGAAGATCGCTCATTGTGCTGTCGTCAGCCCTGCCGCTTTCCTCGGGTGAGCTGTGAGGGTTTGGGTCTGTCGGTGTCCCCCACCAGTCCTCCGTATCGTCGGTGGCCATGGTTGAATGGTGTCGTGAATTGCACCCATTCAACCATGGCAAAATCAGGAAAGGGCGGAAAAGGCGGCGGCAAAAAAAGCTGCTGATAGTCAGTGACCTATTCAAGGCCGCAAACAAGCACCGTCAACGCGTTTGCGCCGGTTGCCAAGCCCAATGAGCCCGAAGCTGCGCCGCGTCAGGTTGTCTCCAAGACTCCTGACGGCAGCTTGCGAATCGCCAATCTTGGGACAGGCCCCAACCCCGCTGCTGATTTCAAAGGATTTCTCGATGGGATTATCAACGTTGTCCCCAAAGTCCTTGAGCCTCTAACAATCCGGCAGGGACAAAAGCAAGTAGGGGAGCTGACCGACTCTGTTGACATGCAAGGGGCCGTTCGCAGTGGCGACAAGGCGGTTCTTGGGATGGTCAAGCGGCTCAGCCCACGGGCTCAAGACATGTTGCAGACCGGCATGGCCGCAACTGCAACAGATGATTATGTCCAGTCGCTGGCCAGGCATTCAGCCCTTGAGCCACTTCTAAAAAACCCAAAGGCAGACACTGAGACGCCTGAGCAATACGCGGAAAGGAACGCGAAGGGATTTTCCGTCATCAAGGAAAAGGCCCTAAAGGAAAGCGGGCTTGGCAACATTGCGCCTGAATACAGGGGGGCTTTTGCGCCTCAGTTGCTGAAGGGTGAATCCCTTGTTTTTAATGGCGTCCGCTCACAGCAGGACAAGGACTATGGGGATTATTACGACAACGTACAGGGTCTCAACCTTGCCCGTACAGGCCGAAACCTTGCCCTTGAGGAAGTCGATCTCAGAAGGCGGGAGCTGACCGCATTTCCCGCTGACGCGGCAAGCATGAAGACCAGGAGAGAGGGCAATCTTTCGTTTGTGGCCAACTGGTACGAAGGTTTGAAGGATAAGTACACGGCAGCTCAAGCCGCCAAGGTCATATTTCAGGGCCTCAGAAGCGTGTATCAAGAATTGAAGAATGACAAAAAATACGATGAGGCATTGGCCTTTTTGAGCTTTGTTGGCAAGTCACTGGACAGCAAAGAGATACTTACCCCTACGGGCGGCAAACTTTATGACATTCCTGTTGCGGCTGATGGGACAACTTTGATGAACTCGATTTTGGTCATGTTGAGCGATCTTGAGCCAAAAAGGGAGGAGGCTAAAGCCAAGCAAAATTATCAAGAGATAAGGCCGTTGATCGGCCCGATAATCAGGGGCGACCAAGACGCTCTTGCCGAACTTGGCAGGAAGCTGCCGGCACTTGCAGAAAACCAAGAGCAGTTCAATTTGCTGTTTCAGTTGCAGGGCCAGCTTGAATCCATGGGTAAAAAAGTTACTCCTGAGCAGGAGCGCTTGCTGCTTCAATACAAAGTAGACTATCAGGCCGAGGGCGCCGACATTGGGGCAATCAATAAAAAATTGCTTGCTGACACAAGACTGCCAGATAGATTGAAGATTGACATGGTGCAAAAAGCAGAGGGGAAAGACTTGATTACTCGCACCGTTGCCAGTGCCAGGGCGTATAACACTCCGCAGATCCAGGAGACTGTAGCTCAGTTGATTGCCGGAAGGGCCAACCTTGACCCCAGGATTAAGAATGACGCCGCTTACCGGGAGCAGGCCATTAGGGATACCACGAATGGAGTCATCGTCCAGGCGACCGAGAACACGGAAGTCCGTATCCGCAATCTTCGGAAAGACGGGAAGCCGATCACTTCGGATATGGCTAATGACATTTTCAGGAATGAGCTTGACGCTGTAAGGGCCGCCCGTTTCAGGCAGCTCAATACAGTTGTCCCCGCTCAGCGCACCGTGCAGCAGCAGAGGGGGGCAGAGCTTGGCCAGATTCAGCAAAATCTAATTAAGAGCGGAGGCAGGGTTTCGCTCTCCACCTTCCCCAAGTCGATTGTTGACGACGCAAAAAGGAATGGCGTTCCAACAAACGACGTTAGGAAGATGACGGAATTTACGCTAAAGCGTATCGGCGGCATTTATGAGACGGACGGCAAAACAAAGGCATTCAGCGATCCCGGTAAAGAATGGCGGCAGATGATCAAGAGGGCACAGCCGGGTGGGCAGTTGGCCGATCCTGCCAATGGCAGACCGCCGGGAATAAGCCTGCAAGGTGTTGAATCCTTGATTGATAAATACCCGCCGCCCATGGGCTTGCCTGGCGCAAAAGGCGTGGGCCTCAAGCAGGCAAGCGCACAGCCGGCAAGGCAGTCGTCGATCGCTGACATGGGGAAGGCGGTTGGCAATGGCCTTTTGAATGCCGCTATAGGGGTGATTGCGCCTCCCGCATACGCCAGTAGTGGCCCACAGCCTGTCTCCTATGAAGACAAAATGCCGCGCCTCAACACGTTGTATAGAGATTGGAGTGGCGGGAACCCCAAGCCCATCCCATTGCGAGAGGGGCCGCTTCCCCAGGTGCCGGCCAATGCGCCTGCTGCCCCGGTTCCGTTGGCCATCTCAAGCGATAAGCACCCGTTCTTTGTGGCCATCGGCATTAACGAGGGAACGCGTACTGCTAATGGCGGTTATACCAAGAACTATTTTGGGCATGTTGACCCTGCTGATGGAAACAAGAATGTCGGCACCGTGTCAGGTGGTGGCCGAAGGGGCGGGGGCGGCTCTCCCCAGGTCGTTGACAGGATCTGGGCCGGCAAGTTGACCCAGCAGGCCCTGTCCGCAACGCCATTCATTGTATCGAGGGGAGTGCAGCAGGGCACGGCTGGGTTTAACCGTGTCTTGTTTAACTACCTGGACTTGTCCGTGCAGGCTCCCGCCGCCGCTGCCGACTTCCTTGCGAAGCTGCCTCGCATGAAACAGGAGGGGCTAACTATTGAATCTATCGCCAAGGCCAGGGCTGACTCTTTTTATCTCCCAAATGGCAGGTGGGCCGCAGTATGGCCCTACCCTCGCATGTTGCAGGATCAGCGGAGCAGGGCGGGAACGTTTGACTACAAGGCCCGTTTGGGAGGTGTTTAGCCATGCCATACCGTTACGACCCCAAAACGGGCGGATACATTTATGATGATCCCCTCAAGACGACTGAGGCGGCACCACAAGCGCCGATCGTTGATCAGTACGGGGTAAATCCTGAGGAATTACTGGTCAAGCGACTTCAGACAGAGCGCGATCAGCAATTCAAGCAACAGATGGATCAGGCCGCAACGGTCGAGCCTGAACGGCCATTGATTGCCAATAGCCCCGGCCAGGCCGTATCTGAGATTGGGAAAGTCGCGGCCAATGCTGGCGTTAGTCTTCTGACTGAGTTTGGGGACATTATTGCCGGCCTGGGTGACGTGGCCGGAGAAACGTTCGATGCGGTCAGGGGCAAAGGGTTTGAGACTGATAACATATTTAACGATGCCGACAATCCGTGGACGCAATGGCGAAGGAATACATTTGCTCCTGAGACTGAGATCGGGAAGCAGGTTAATACGGTTGTGCGCATTGGTGTTGCGCTGGCCACGCTTCCAAAGCTGGCATTCAAGGGCGCAGCCTTGCCTTTCCAGGTCGCAGGCAAGGCCAAACTTCTTGGCACCGCCGCCGAGGCATCAGATGGTATCGGCAAATTCATCCTTAAGGCAGAGGACTTCCTGAAGGGGATCGGCAAGACCGATGAGGCCACGGACTTAACAAAGTCCATGGAAGCCCTGAGCAAGTCATTTATCAAGGGGAGTTCTGGCGCCAAGGCTGCATCGAGAGTAGCCCGTAACGATTGGCTGGCGATGCCCCTGGCTGAAGTCGCAAAGGCTACGGCTGGTGCGGATGACTTGAAAGGCTTTGCTAATTGGGCTGATAGCGCACAGCAGGGGCTGAGAGGCTTTACACAATTAGCCGGCAAAGGATCGGCGGCTCAGAAAATTCGTACTGTTGGTCAAGCGCTGGCCTGGGATGCGTTTGTCTCCTTCAACGTGTTTGGGGAGGGCGATCGGGAGATGGACGCCACGTTGTCGGACGCAATGTTTGACATGGGGCTACCTGTCATCCCCGGCCTCATGACGGAAGCAGAAGACAGTAATTGGGCGAGAAAGACAAAGCAGATGGTCGAGGGGCTGGCGATGGGCGCCGCTTTGAATGGCCTAATTGACACTTACAGGACATACAAGTTTGCTCAAGCGTTTAAGAAGGCCAAGCCAACTGAGCAGGCGCAAATCCTTAGCGCCTTTGGTGCGTCCGCTCAGGACATTGGCGATTCGCTGGGGCGTCAACTGGCGGCGGGCATTGACGCGGAGAGTCCCGTTCAGCAGTGGCTGGCGGTAAAGGAGGGCAAGGCATCCGCCATTGATCCCACGAAGCCGGCCTATGTCCCCCCTCCCAAAAGTGCGTTTGGGATTGACGATCTGTTGCAGTATCAGCAGGCCAGGCAACAGGCCGCCGCTGCCGCCGCTTCCGCTCCGACCGATCTTGCGTCGGCCTTCACGGCCCCAGACCCGGCGAGTCCCGTGCAGGCGGCGCTGGCAGCGAAGGCAGGGGCGGCAAGCCCGATCAACCCCGACGACGCTCGTTACGCGGCCTGGCTGGGGCAACCCGGCGGCCCCCCGGCGGCCCCTGGCTTGCTGGCAACTGAGCCGGGGGCACTTGCAAGGCCAATCGGTACAGGCGGCCTTCCTGTCGATGGCCGGATCGAGCCGGTAGCCGTTTCCGATGTCTCCAAGCCGATCGAGGGGCCAACTGCGCTCCCCCCTGGCAGCAGTCCCGAGGCAAAGGCCCCTGGCGCTGATCCTGCCGGTCTGCTTGGCGCGGGTGGCCCCCCGGCGGCTGCTCCCCCTGTCGAGCCGGTCAGAGTTGAGGATCTGGGCGCTGCCGTCCCCAGGCCCCCGGCGGCGGTCGTCACCCCCCAGACAATCCGTGCTGGCTTTGAGCGGGACGCTTATCGAGCGTGGAAGGACGCGGCCTCCCTGACGTTCCGCGATACGGGTGACGGCATTATGCGGAGCCTGGAAGCCCTGAGCGAGGGGGTCAGGCGGCTAATGCCGAAGACAAGGGTTGACGCTCTTGAGTACCTGACCACGTTCCCTGTCACGCGTAACAGCATGGGCGTTATCCCTGCTGCCGATAGCGTCTGGTCAAACTTCATCAGTCAAAGGGCACTTGCGGAAGGGTGGGGCAGGGTGGATCCCGAAACGTTTGAGATGACGTTTAATCGCAAGTTGGCCTATGAGATTGATCGGGGCGAGGCGGTAACCAAGCAGGCCCAGGCTCTTGATGAGTTTGACGCACTACAGAATTTCGGGAAAGATCCGGTCCCTGTTGATATTCCCGAATCATTCAACGCAGCGCAGCAGGAAAACCCTTTGCCGATCGACGCCGAGCAATCCGCGAGGGTGGCAGCGGCTGAGACTGATCCGATTGCGGCATACGACCAATGGGAGGCAAGGCAGGGCCAGCGCGATACCGCCGGTCAAGCCGTGGCGGCAGCCGATCAAGTTGACAGCCTTGACGCCAGAGAGTCGGCCCGCCTGACTGCTGCCGAGAGAATGAGGCTAAGCGGCAAGGAGGATCCTCGCGTGATCGTGAGGGAAATGCTTGGGCTAAACCTTGATGAGCAAGTCGCCGCAAGTGTCGCCAAGGCTGATACGTCCCGTGGGTGGAATGTTATCGACCGCAACGGGGAGCGGTTGAACCCGTCAAGGTTCCCGACAAAGCAAAAAGCTGATCAGTTCGCGGAGAAGGAAAACGCCCGCTTCAAAGATGAGCTGACAAGCCGCGCAAGACAAATGCTTAAGGACGGGCAGGACGTACCCGTATCAAGTGACGTTGCTTTGCGGATTGACAATAAGGTTACCGGCAAGCTCAACATTACGGAAGCTCAAGGCGCGGCCATCCGTGGCGCATCGCCTGAACTCCAAAAGATGCTTGATGATGCCTGGATTGCATCTCGCAATTCTGGCGATTCCGGCTTCGATAACGTTAATGACATGCTTCCGATGAAGCGCACTTTTGAGCTTACTCAGCAACAAATGCAGGGCTTGGCTGAAGTGTTGCAAAAGCGGATCGACGCCGGGGAGGTTACAGGTTCGGCATTGCGATCTGTCCGGGCCGTGATCGAGAAAATTGATCGCCAGATTGTTGACCTGACGCCACTGGCCAGGGAACAAAAAGCGGTGGATGACCTATTGTCAAATGTCGATCAATTCGACAAACACGGCGAGTTCTGCGATTACCTCTGATGGCTACCTGCTCACCCTGGGAACCCCCACACTTCATCACTGCATCGGAGCGGGCGGATGAGAGCATCGGCGCTGCGGTTAAGCAGGCAGAGGAAAGCGGGCTTTATACGGAAGTCAGGCAGGGCGGACGTGCTGAGTTTCAGGCCAAGGCGATTGGTGTCCTGAAAGAGATACTCCCCTTTGGGTTTGACGACCTGCTTAAGTATTACGAGAAACAGGGGATCGTCAAGGCCAAGGCTGCCGCTGGTGGATCGCCCCAATACAAGGCGTCGGCCAAGCTTAACCCTGAGCAAGTGGCCTTGGCGGCGAGGGTTACCAAGACATACCTTATGTCTACCGCCGTGGCAACACGGCAGATGGCGAGTAACTTTCTCCTTAAGGTCAAGAATGGCGAGGACGCACTTAACGAGGGGCTTGCCTTCGCTAAGCAGATGAGCCACACAAGCCGGTTTGGTGGTTTTGTGCTGGGATGGGATCAGCAGATGGGTCGAGCCGTTGCCAACCAGCGCGACTTAGGGCTGAGGGTTACCCGCTCCGCCGAGAAGGCAGCTCAGGTCGGCGCAGAGGAAGCGGCAAGGTTGGGGAACTACAACGATATTTTCCAGTCCATTGCCGAAAAGATGAATGATCCAGCTTCCCTGAACGAAGGGATCAACGAACTTATCGGGCTGGCCCGTCGCGTTGAGTTCCTGGATGATCCAGTAAAGATCGCCAAAGTGTCAACTGGTATTCAGATTGCGGGGAACGCCTGGGAAGAAGTGTTCAAAAATGGCCTTCTTTCAGGTCCGGCGACATTCGCGGCCAACGCTGCGGGTATCGGCTGGTCGATCGCAAGGCCAATCATTCAGTATGGAGCAGCAAGCTCTTACGCGGCGCTAGGGCTGCCAGGCGCCAAGACGGCCATGCAGGCAGCGGCAGAAGCGGCGGCTTCATTGCAGGCCATTAACGGTGCGTGGGCTGACGCTTGGCACCTGGGGGCTAAAGCCTTCAGCTCTGAAAGTTCAATCTATCAGGCCAAGGTGACGCCCGGTATTTCGTCTGAATCCCTAAACGCATTGCTTGCCCAGCAGGGAAAGGCCCCGCTTGAGGATGGGTTTGCAAGTACCCTGGACATGATTGGAAAGATTGTCAGGCTTCCCAGCCGTGCGCTGCTTGGGACTGATGAGTTTGCCAAGCACATTACGGTCAGGGGGGAAGTTGCTTCCAGGGCCATAAAGCGGGCGATGGACAACGGGGTAGACCTGACAGATAAAAGCGCCCTTGAGGCTTACATGAAGCAGGAAGCCGAGCTGGCCTTCAACCTGCATAATCCCGGCGATCCACCTGAGGCTAAATGGCGGCTCAAGTCGATCTATGACCTGGAAAATGGGATCATGGCCGAGGCTGACCGGGCAACATTCCAGGAGGATAACGCGTGGGCCAATAAGGTTAATCAAGCGTTGGCGGTTCCGGTTATCGGCCCAATGCTGAAGCCTTTTATCCCATTTGTCAGAACCCCCCTAAACATTCTCAAGCAAGGGTTTGTCGAGTCTGCCGGGCTTGGCGCCGCGCTTAATGCTGCATCCACGCTGGTAGAACACGGGGGCAACCCAACCGCAACGCTGTTGGCGCTTCAAAAGAAGATGCTTGAAGACCCCGGCGAGACATTCAGGATCGGCGGTCAGATCGCCCTGACAACGACTGCCGCTGCCGTGATGTATGCCGGGGTTATGAATGGCACAATTATCGGTGGTGGCCCTGGCCGGTGGTCGCAGAAGCAGGGTGGGGGCACCCCCGGCCAGATTGCTTTTGAAAAGTGGCTGCAAGAAAATGATAAATCAAAATACTCAATTAACATCGGTGGCGTAAGTATTCCATTCGATCGCTTTGGGGAGCCGATCGCCATTGTTCTTCGGATGGTGTCTGACATTGGGATGTATTCATCTTACGCCAACTATGCAAGCCAGGAAGAATGGATGGCGGGCTTTGCTGGGATCGTGGCGTCTGGTTTGTATCAGGCGTCATTCCTCCAAGGGTTGAATGACGTTATGCAAGTCATCAGCGATCCTAACTCGGCGAATGGACCCAAGACGACTCGCGCTGTCCAGAATTGGCTTTCGACCCAGACCCCCTTTGGCGGAATGTTGAATTATGTCCGACGCATCGAGGATCCGTATAAACACGCCTATGGCGGTGCAACCCCTATCGAGGCAATGAGAATGCACGAAGACTTCTACGGGAGCATTTTTGCCAAGTTGAATGACAGGCTGCCTGGCGTCGGAAAGGCGCCCGTGATGATTGATCAGATCACTGGGCAGCCAGTTCCGATCGTTCCCGGCTACGGGCCCAATGGGATGAACCCTTTGCAAATGGCCATTCCCTTTTTGCCTCGCACAACGTCAGGCGAAAGTGGCCCGTGGTCAGCCCTTTACAGAATCAAGGGCTCTTACACGGAGAAACGGCCCGACATCAATCTTGTAAAGCTTACCAACGCCGAACAGCAACAGCTAAACGGCTACATGGCCAATGCCAAGATTGACGGTCAAACGGTGGCCCAGTTCATCAGCAGTTACGAAAGGCGGGCCGACGTGCAAGAGCTTATTAAAAATAGGGCACTTGTTCGCAGCAACCTTAAAACGAAGATCGTTACCGACCTTGATGCCCGCATTAACGAATACTATCAAATTGCGTTGCATCAGTTATTGAACGATAACAGCGACGTGGCCAGGCGATACACGTTAGGGGAAGCGCGAAAAGCATTGCTCAAGCAGAATGATTTAGCGGGAGCGCAAGAGGCGAACAAAGCGATTGATCTTCTATTCAGGGCAGCGCGAGGCGAGGACTAGGGCGGGAATATGCCAGAATTGGCAAGGCTTATTTTGCCGCCATGCCGCTACCTTCCTACACGTATTCCGGGGCCGTTTATACAGCCCCCTCTGTGGGCACTACCACCTTTAATCTCACAACGGCTGGCGGCAGCGCAATAGGTTTTGTCGATCCATCTCACGTCAAGGTCTATACGACACTTGACAACGGGGCAACATTGATCGAGCGGTTTCGACCTGCTCAGTGGGAGTTCAATACGGCAAGAACCCAGATAACCCTTGTCGTCCCCACCGTCTTAAATGAGTCAGTGATCATCAGGCGCATTACGCCGATCACTGCGCTTCTGACTGACATTCCTGACGGGATCAACCTTCCGGCTGAGAGGCTAAGAAACCTTCAGCTTGCCAACCTCTACATTGTTCAAGAGGCAGTCGAGGCCAACGCCGCTGCGGCCACCCTGGCCAGCGACACGGCGGCACAGTCCAGTCAGGTTCTGGCCACGGTCGCCAGCCAGCTCCCCTACACGCTGTACGCGGCCAGGGCCAACGTGCCAGCCAATCCGGGGTCGGCAATCGGCGGCGAGGTGCTGGACTCTACCAACATGCAGACTTTTACCCCTCTTACCGGGGTGCCCTCGGGCTTCGTCGGGTCAAGCTCCCTGATCGTCCGCATTCGATACAGCGTGGGCCTGGCCACCTGGCAGTGGGTCGATTACAGGCCAATCAACGCTGACTTGCGCTACCTGCTTAAGACCCAGGTTGTTGATTCTGTCTTAAGTTCTAGCGCTACTGATCCCGCTTCGGCAAAGGCTGCGAAGACGGCCTATGACGCGGCGATTGTTGCTCAGGCGTCTGTCGCGTCGCTTTCGACAACTGTTGCCGGGATACAGAGCGGGATCGCCACTCAATACCTTGCCGTTGCCAACGTCGCGGCTATTCCTGCTTCCCCATCCAACGGAAGCAGAATTGAGATCGCAAACAGCACAGGGATCGAATCGTTTGCCCCCTTGACCGGCAGACCGTCTGGCTTTGTTGGCAGCAGTCGCCTAAGCGTCAGGCTTCTTTACTTGTCTGTCGGTACTACCTGGCAGTGGATCGACTACAGCGCGATAGACCCAGACTCTCGATACCTTGTTCCCTCCAACTCTCGAAGTGTTTTTGATTTTTCCGGGGTCGTCGGAGACGGTGTGAACAACGACACGGCTGGTCTTCAGTTGGCCTTCGATTGGGCACAGCAAGGGACGGTAACACAAGGGCCATTCAGGAAGTTATTTGCCCCCTCAGGATTTAACTTTAGGACTACTGCCCCTCTCACGCTTGATAAGCCTTGCCATATTCAGTTTTTATCTTTTATCAACTACAACGCCACCTCTGGCAGCGCAGTCGTTGTCGGCAATACCGCCCCTTCCGCTGGGAGGAACAAGGGCTATGACCTGCATTTTGCAGGGCTTAGACATACCGTGGGTGGCGCTAATGATGGCTGGGCGTCGGCCCCTACGGCAGAGTTCCCAGACGGCGCCAATGGTATTGAGTTTCGGGCCGCACAGATGAGCAGGTTTAGGGTCGATGAGATACAGGCGTTCAAGGGGGCCGGTGTCTTCGTGAACTGTGCCGGCGCTGCCGTGCTGGGCTATGATGCCCACTTCCAGCAGAATGACATTCTGCTTGGGGAGATTGGCTATTGCAGCTATGGCGTGAGGACGCGGAGTAAGGACCCATCCCTGGCGGCTGCGCAAGCTCTCAATATCAACATACAGTCTCTCAATAGCAACTTTAAGAATCTAAAAATAGATGAAGCCGGGGGCGTCTACAATAACACCACAAGTAATTATATTTTTGTCAATGCTGTTGAGCCTGCCGCGTCTGGCGGAAAAAGTGTAGAGATTTTCGGCAGCTATAACAGAATCTATCTGGGCTTCCTTGAGGGAACGGTCTTCATTCAGGACGCTGCCGGTACTGGCGGCGGTGGCGGCGGTGCCTTTTTCAACCAAGTTGAGATCGGCAATAACGTCTTATCTGGTGCGGCAGTCACGATCAACGCCAACTCTGGTAACGGAAACTTCGTCAAATGCGCACCTCCAGGGTCCACGCTTCTGCCTGTCAGTCAGTCCATCACCGCTGGCACGGTCTATCAAAATACTACCGGCAGAACCGTGGCGGTCGGCTATACGGCGAACCTGGCCTCCGGGGCGTCTTCGTCCTTGCGCGTGGGGGCTTCATCAACTGTTACGGAGATCGGCAGGCAGGCCAACGACGGCCCCAGCGCAAGCGACCAATGCTTGTTCGCCCTTGTGCCGCCTTGGCACTACTGGCAAGTCGTCAACTCGGGCACCGTGACGCTGAGCACGGCCAGGATTTACGACACTGGTATTTGAGGCTGATACAGTTGATCAGTGTCAATTCCCGCCATGGTCGCTACGCCCAACGGCACAAGCCGTTTCTTTGAGATGATCCAGCAGGCAGCCTCAACAATTATCGCGGCAGCCCTGATCGGGCTTATTGCTGGCGTACTTAATCTTCGTGATGGTCAAGCAGAATTGAAAGGCATCCTTGGAATATCAGCCAAGGTAGATGCTCTCCAGTCAGAGGCCATTGGTCAGCTTGACACCCGTGTCCGCAATCTTGAAACTCAAAAAAAATGAAAAACACTCTTGACTTTCTCACCAGTCCTGACTTCGTTGCCGCAGCGACCGCTATTCACACTCTCGCGGCAATCATTGTCAACAATACAAAAACCCCCAAGGACGATAGACGCCTCAGGGGAATTGAGAAGGCTTGGGTCCTGGCTTACCCGTGGATCGAAAAAGCGGCCTTTATCTGGACGGCAAAAGCCAAACAGTAAATCAGTCGGCGGGCCATTCAAGCCGTTCGGTCTTTAGCCAAAAAGCCTTGGCGATCTCAGTGTCACCACCGGCCAGGCGAATGTATTCTTGCTTCCGCTCCTTGGCTGCAGCGGCATTGTATCTGTCTCGATTGTTTGCTTCATAGGCAGTGATACATTCCTTCTGAAGCTTGGCAAATTCCTCGGAATCGGCATCGTTAAAGTAGGGCTCTAAGGCTTTTACCGAAAGCGCAAACTTCCGGCCAGGGATAGTGACGCGCTCAATCGTTGGCTGACGATCAGCCAAGACCTTGCGCGAGCCGCCTCCAACGTAGGTATCACGAAACACCGCCGAACCCTCAAGCGCTGACTTTGCCGCATCTTCCGTCAAATATCCGACCGTATCGCCATATTCGGGACCTTTCACGCAATAAAAATGCTGATCCTCCGGGGAGGCCATATAGCCAGTGAAGCCGCTTGTCTGAATAGCCTCTTTTAGGGTGACCGGGATCAGGATCCCGCGAGTCATGGCCTCCAGCTTGATAGCATCAGCTAGGCCCTGTTCATCCAGTAGGGCCATTTGGTCCGAAGTCAGACCGAAGAATGGCGCGAAATTGTCAGGAGACATTTGGGTTGGGGAGTGGATAGATAGAAGAATTAAAAAATCCGCGATTCTGGCGGGGCGGGCGACTTTGGCCTATGGCAAGATTCTGTGAACCCAGGCCAGCCCTTCGCTGTAATTTATTGATGAGGTGAGGTAGCAGGCCGCTGCGTCCGATCGGCTTGAGCCACTTACACAAGCCGCGTAAATGAGCCTGTCGCTATAGAAGCCATCGTAAAAATGGACAGACGGCTTGTCATAGGTCCAGCTAGGCCCATCGAACTCTGACCATGGATCCTTCACGTTGAACGACATAGGGCCGCCAACCTTGGAGCCCTTGAGCCCGTCGAGGCAGATCACATGACCGCTAGAAGTGAACCAGCCGTGAGTAATAAGAAGCTCGCCATCAGCCAAGTAATCGGCCATGTTCAAGAGACTGGCGCTTTCATCGAAGATGTAACGCTTCCCCAGGCTGCGCCTTAGAACTTGACCCATGGTGGCGGGGCTGCCTGCGGGTCCAAGCCGAACAAGGTCTTGTCTCACCTTCCGTATATCGCCTGTCCCTATCGCCATGGCAATACAGGCAGACTGGCAGGTACTGCCATCCGGCTGCGAGAGATTTAGGGCACGAACTTTCGTGCTCCATTCCCCGGCTGTAATCGATTGATCAGACATCGGCTAATTGGCGAGATTGTGTCTTGTACAGTTTCCCGCCATGAATGCCGACCGACCATGCTTGCCCCTTGCTGTCGAGTACAAACATGGGCATCCCTTCCGCCCGTAGTGCATGGCCTCCGCAGACCGGCAGGCTGTCAACGCCCAGGGGATGGGGTAATCGGTTAAATCGCTTCATGGCGGTACTCCAGGGTTGAATCAGCCGGCCTTGGCGGCCTTGGCCTCAGGGGGGCAGGCTGGGGCGGATGCGGGGGCGGGGGCCTCGGCCTTCGGCTTCAGGGCGGCCTTTTGCTTGGCCTCCTGGGCTTCATCGGTGCTCGGGTCAACGACCAAGACTCCCTGATCTTCGTAAACGCTCACATAGTCGCCGGGCTGAAGGTTTAGGAGGCGGCTGTATGCGGCGCCCAAGGGGATCAGGCCAGAAGGACCCACCACAAGGACTCCCTTAGGCCCGGACAGGCCGCGTGGCTTGCGCTCGGGGGCGGCAGGGGCGTATCCATTGGCGGAGCCGATGGCCTTGTAATAGGCCGTGCGATTGAGGCGGATCGTTTCCCCGTCAGCCATGACCTTGTAATGGCCCGTTGCCTTGATGGCTTCGGACTCTTTCATGCCGGGGTTGGCCTTCAGGAACTCAAGCAGCTCCTGTCCCTGCATGGGAAAGCTGGCGGTTTCGGGCGTTGCGACTGTAGCGGTCATCTGAAAATGATTGAACACTGTCAACCTTAGCCCGCTGCGCTGTTGCCGTCAATCTCCCGATCAGCCAAACAGCCCCTTCCCCGTTGCTGCCTGCTGCCATGAGTTGGCCGTCGAGAACCCTTGGGCGATAGCGCTCCCAATGGCCCCAAACGTGCTGACTCCAGCGGCGGATCCAACGGTGCTCAGTCGAGGTTTCACGCCTGGGACTGGCTCAAGGGGATCCAGATAGGGGGCCTGCCGATAGGGCATGGTCGCCTCATAGAGCTTGCCTTCGGTCTGGATCTGCAACGACTGCAACTCCCGCCCGTATTGCCGCTGGCCCAGTTCAAACGTTGGGATGGTCAGCTTGTCAAAAATGTTTGCCTGGTTGGCGGAGTCCCGCCGGTAACTGTCGCTCATAAAAGCCTGATCCCGCTGAGCTTTTTGGGAGCTGTAGTCCCCACGGTCAATCTGGTCTTGAGCCTGAAGGGCAAAGCGGGCAAGCTCGCTGTTGACGGAATTGCGCATTGCGCCGTTAATCATTGCCACCTTCAGTTCCCTGCCTTGAGACTTCTGCGCCAGCTCCCCGTATGTGCGGCCTGCAGCCTGCGCGACGTTGATCGCCAACCGTTGCGCCGTCACCCCTCCCCCTTGCTGGGCAGAGGCAAGGGCGGCAATCCGCCCGTCCTGCTCCATGGCTGCAATCCGTTGCAGTTGATAGCCCAATGAATCCCGCGCCTCATCAAGGGTGAGGCTGGCCATTAGGTCGGCGCTATCGTTTTCGTATTTTTGCAGTGTGCTACTGGCTTGGTTGGAAAGAAGGTTGAACTGGTTGAGGAACTGCCGGCTCTGTTCAAGCTGCTCAATCGCAAGCTGAGTTGACTGATAGCGATAGTCCGACTCCATCTTCATTTGGGCATTGTCGTATTCCATTCCGACCTGCTCCGCCCTCAGGCGTTCTTCCGTTATGAATCTGTCCCTTAGCGCGTCCTGGTTTATGGCAAGGTTTGTGGTCGCATTGGCGATAACCATACTCCCGTAGTTGGCCTGGTCGATCGCCTTTTGGCCTTCAACCTCTCGCAACTGATTGATCCTTGCCTTGTCCCATTCCCACTGTAAGTTCGCAACCTTGTTAGCAAGGTTGTATTGCTCCGTATCAAACTTATATTGCTCCTTAGCGGCCTGCCGTGCGTTGGCTTCCTGCCGTCGAGCTTGGCTATTGGCGGCGCTTGTCCCCATCAGGGATGATCCGATCCCCACTGCGGCCCCGATAAGGGCGGGTACGAATGTCATCGTTTAATTCAGCGCTTGAGCCCGGTCATTGTAGGCCCCCTCCCATGCCGCACCAGTGATAGTGAACGGGAAGATAGAATCACTTTCAACGGATACCAGCGAATCGGTGTTGCGCGTCCCCACGATCACCCTTTGTCTCCCAGAGTCGAGGACGCCACCGAAGGCGTTAAGGGTATTCAGTTCAACGTTGACTATCCTTGGGCTCCAAGTCTTGACGGTATCCGTGCTGCGATTAAGCCGCCGCACCTTTAGCTTGTAGGGGCCTGAGTTGAAATGGAACACTTGCCAGCTCAGAAGTTGCAGCCTTCCGGTCTGGTCCCTGTTGCCCTCCCTGGCAGGAGGAAAGGGCGGACTGAATGTGTGGCTACTGGTAAAGCGCCCGCCAAATGTAATTTTGTCGCTGCGCCAATCGCCAGGCTCGGTGCAAACGATTGTGCTGCCCGTGCTTGTGCGGCCAATCTCAAGCGATTGTGACCGGGTATTGTCAAACCGAACAACGGCCAGCGTTTCAACGGCGACGACATAGGGGAGGACGAATGTAGTCCTATTGCTTCCCGCGTCATAAGTGGCCACTACGTTGTTGGTCGTGATTGCATCGGAATTGCATTCAGGAAAATTGATCGAGCGATCAAGGCAGAAGTCGGGAGAGCTGCTGCTTCTAAGTTCGGAAACGGCCATCTCAACTAGGTAGGTGCCGTCTGAGTAGGACAGGATCAGAGACAAGCGATTGTCGTAGAACCTCACCCATTGAACGTCAGCAGGAAAAGTCCAAACCTGCCAGGCTGACTGCTTCTTTTGAAGTGAGCTTTCATTTGCCCCCCACAGGTATTTATAGACGTAAACCCTTTTCCTGTCGGATGGAGATACAGCAACTGCAAAATCCAGGCTTTCGCTTACGTCCCATAAATCAGCCAGGCCATATATGAGCCTGGGCACTTCGCTTGTGATACCAAGACTTCCGCCCAGGTTGATACCTAGCCTGCGGTTCTGAGTCTCGATAAATTGGTACTCACGAAACCCGGTGTATCCCTGCTCGTTGGTGCTGAATATAATGTTAGGACCGGCCAGCTTGGGCTTAATCCTCACGTTGATAGCGATAGAGCTGAGCTTCAGTATCTCGGCGGTCCTCGGCGTCATCACCTGCTGATCAGCTGCCTTGACCTGGAATTGATCGGCTTCGCTAAAGGCGAGGATTGATTCGTCAGTCGCCACTAACCATTCAAGGGATGGTATGGACGCACTCTCCGCCGGGGTAGCAAGATCGATGGGATCCGTGTCTAGTACAGTTGTACTTGTGTCTGAAAAATAGTTAAAAATATCATCTGACTGCGACCCAACAACGCTGCTTTTTGACGCAAGCCAGTACCGCCCACGGAAGATAAGGTGGTCTCTAATGTTTTGGCCAATAAAGCTAGGCGTCGGAACCGTGACTTCATTGCCTGCCGTCCTTTGCCCCCACAGCGGGAAGGTGTAGGTGTACGCGGATGTTCCTACAGTCAGTACACGGGTTGCGCCATCGGCGGGACCAACGAATAGGACTCCCAACGCTGCGCGATAGACCACAAGCGGGAACGTTTCAGCATTGAACTTATATTGAGTTGAGGGCGCTATCGTTTCCACCCATCCGCCATCCCCGAACTCAGATGAAGCGTCGTTAGTAACAAACTTGACCCAGTAGTCGTCCAGGGCAGTTGACGGGTCTGAGGTGATTTTGATAATAAAGCCATTGCGGCCCACTGCGGGCAAGGATGAAAAGTTGGTAGTCGAGTCTTTCAGCACTCGGGCCAGCGTCCCCGATCTGGAGTCGTCAAGAGAGGCGGCAAAGGCTGAGCCGTCAGCTCTTTTGAAATAGACAAGAGCCCCGAAGGCAGTTGCCGTAAACCCCGCAACCGCATTAATACGACTTGCGAGTGTCGTTGCAGCCGTCGCTGTCGATAGCGTATTCACCGTGTCGCTTGCCTTTGGCGTCCTGTATTCGGGTAGCGCCACGCCGTTTATCGTGACCACATACCCAACGTCAAAGGTAACGGCCTGCACGAAAATCAAGGCTTCGTTGAGGCTGGCGGGAGAAACGTCACTAGCAAGCGCAGTCTTTATGTTCCTGTTTAGGAGAACGGCAACCGCCCCGCTGTTGATAAGCTGGTAGCCCAGCTTCAGGTCCGAAGCATTGTATAGATAGCTGGCAGCAGTGCCAATAACAGACCCCCCGCTTTCGCTCAGGCCGACCCCATGCACGTCAACGGAGCACGGTGCGCCGTCAAGGGTTATGCTCAGCCTGGCACTTCCGCCAGTGTTGGCCAGTTCAAACGAATACCGCTCACCGATCACGGGAAGGATTGTCTCTGACCACATATCGGACAGGACGCTTGACGAAACACGGCGCCTGAGCTGAGTTCCCCGGCGCCTTGTCAGTCCCTCGACGGGGCTGGGCCATGTGTTGATCGAGTCCTCACACTTGGCCGGTGGGCGGCTACTGGGCGGTTGCTGGGAGATGCCCTGGACTGGTAGATCAATCCGGCCCTGAACTAGCGCTGCGCCGACGCGACGCCCCTTGACAAGTTTCGACATTTTCAGAGTCTCCCCACAAGGGCCGAAGCAGAGTCAAACGGGCTGACGGTCAACCCCTCGCCACCTGATAGCCAATTATGCAATGGACCCGATTCTTCGTGCCTTATCAACATTGAGCGGGCGTACTGCTCATCTTCAACCGTATATGCGTAGATCGCATTACTGTTAACAAACCTGCCAGCGAAGATCCTTGCCGCCCTGATCGAGATGTACTGCTGTGCTTGGTGTGGCATGTCATCCCATGCCAGTTGAGTTACCAGCTCCGCCACGGTTAGCGTCGTCTCGCTGAACGCAAACGATTGCTTATCACGGTCGTAGACACGGCTTCCCCGGCATGTGAGCTGCATCCCCGAATACACGGCGGGAGAAAAGGTGACCCTGAGCTGGTTGCTCGGCAGGGTGAACCCGTTTGATGAGTTCTTTGTTAGCGCAACATTGCGATCAGTGTTCCATGACCACCCTTCCGATTGAACGTCTCTTGATACTTCGGCCAGGACTCGCCTTGCCACTGTGCTTTCAGTAATCTCATTCGTAGATGTGCTGCTCAGCGAATCGACGGGCGACTCCCCTATCACTGAAAGAAGAATGTTGACCGCTTCGAGTTCCGTCATGGTGGGTGGCCCGGTTCCCCCATTCTGCACGAAGGCATAAAAAAAGGGGAGCCCGAAGGCCCCCTTCCACTCCCCAGCAAGAATAGCCTACAGGCTGTTGTAAATCTCGACCACCGCCTCAGGGCGGAGGTAGCCAAAACCGGCAATGAACTTGCCGACCATCAGGGTTGACTGATACATGGCGCTGTAGTCATTGCCGGTCATCTGCATGCTCAGGCCGCGCAGTTTGACGGCGGCGGTTGCGCCACGCTGGAAGGCCAGCATCCGTGTTTGTGTCATGTTGACGGAACTCAACTGAGTTGTAGTACCGTTCCACACAAACCCTTGCTCACCTGTCGGGGCGGTGACGTTACCCTGAGCAATGTGATTGCTCTTGAGGATCTTGAACCCGGCCAGCTCGGTGATTTGACCTGAGCGGTAAGAGCCGGCGGGGCCACCCGAAGCCCCCACATTCCAGTCATGGTTAATCGCCCGGTCAGACTGAATGAGGGTGTAATACTCGGCGGGTCGGCAGACAAGGTAGCGATCATTGGGGCCAACATCCTTTTCGTCCATTGTCTGAGCGGCAGCGAACACGGATGCAACCAGAGAGTTACCCGTGGGCGACGCGGAGGCGAGGTCGATCCGGGTGCCAGTGCGGGCCTGCTGCTCACCCGACCCCAGGCCGCCGGGGAGGATTGAGGTGATCGTGGCAGACGCAGCCGTCTGAGATGGCGTAATGGTGTAGGTGCCAGCGCCGCCCGTGCCCGTGCCTAGGGCGGTGATGGTCGTACCCGGTGTCACGTTGGCGCCAGTAAGGACCTGGCCAACGGCGATCGTGCCAGCCGCAACAGCCGTAACGGTCAGGGTCGTTGTTGCGATCGAGCCGGTGAAGGTCGCGGCGGCCAGATCGCTGACGCCTTGCCGCGCAGCCAGGGTCGTAACGCGTGCAAGGCGGCGGTCCCAAAGTCGGGCTAATGCCTCTCCAAGCTCAACGGAATAAATCTGCCTTGCATCGTAGTGAGACTTAGCGTCATCCAGATCGTAGATAGTTGCCGATGCAAGGGTTAGATCGTCAACGTTGATGATGACTTCGTTCTGCGCAATGGAGCCCTGACCCGTGACCGCAGGGCCAGGCTGGTAATAGCCAGCTGTCGCCCGACCAATGATCGGGAACTGAGCAGACTTGCCGGAGGTAATGGTTTTCTCGTAGCAAAGATCACGAAATAAGCAGTTTCGCTTAAATGCCGTGAGAACTTCGCCGCTGAATACTTTAAGGAAAAGAACGTTCTGCTGATCGTAAGTACCAGCAACGCCGTTAATAGCGCCTAAGCGCGAGGGGGTGATAGTCATGGCGATCCGAAAGGGTTGAGAGGGTTTGCGCTGTCGCTAACCGCAGAGTTCGATCCCTGCTCAACTCGCTTTCGGGTTGTCGCCGTGGCGGCCCTTGGCTTGCTGCTTGGTTGTGCTGTGCCGATTATTGCATGTTGTCAAGTGGGCGGACAAGAAAAAGCCAGGGGGTTAACCCTGGCCCGTCCTCCCACCCGCAAAGCCTACCGGCCCTGGAAAATGTTCGGTGACATAGCCATCCGCTGCATCACTTCATCGACATAGGCGGGGTCGGCGTCAATGCCTGAATAGCGAGGGTCGGACATTGCAGCGCTCACCTGCTGTTCGCTGGTAAAGGGCTTGAGGGAGCTGCCTCCAGGTTGGCCGCCCAGCAAGGGAGGCTCATACCCGTTCCTCATTAGACGATCATATTGAATCGCCCGAAGACTTGTAAGTACAAGCTGCTCATCGCCCTTGCTTAGGGCATCGTTGAACGCCTGCACTCTTGCGGGCTCAATGTTCTTGGTCGCCCAATCGGCCAGTTTGCCGAACTCCTCCTCTCCCCCCGCCTGGGCGAGGACGCTGGAGATGACCCGTTGCTGTTGCTCGGGCGTGACCGTTGGCACCGGGTCGGCGGGGGCGGCAGCGGGGGGCGGGTCAGAGGGAGTCGAGGGGGCGGCGGGGGGCGGATCGGTCGCCGTGGATCCTTCGGCTGATGCGGCGGGAGCCGGGGGCGCAGACTTAAGGGCGGCCAGCTCAGCCCTTAGCCTTCCGGCCTCGCTTTCCAGCTCCTTGTAACTGGTGGCTAAGGCATCCTGGCTTGTGAACTTGCCCAGAATTAGGGGCTGAGGTTCCCCGAACTGCTCCGTAATTAGCTCGGCCTTGGCCTGCTGAACTCGCTCGGCTTCGGGCTTGCCGTCAAACCCGACCTGGGCTTCGTTGCCGTCATCGTCGATGAAGATTTCCATGGTGTTCAGCCAGTAATGATGAAGTGCCCACCATCAGGGTTGGGGTGCAGTCGAGCCCCAGGCGGGATCACTGCGACGGCCCCAGGCTCGGGCGGGGTGTCATTGCGAACGACCCCATCAGAGACAGCGAAAAAACCACCCTGACCATCCGGGGCCTGGCGCTCGGTCATGGCGGATTCCCGCTCCTGCTCGCCGGGGTCGGCCTCAGCTGGCGACGGGTCCGGCTCCTGGGGTAACTGCTCCTGCGGGAGCTGCTCCTGCGGGAGCTGCTGGCGGCTGCGGGATGACATTCGTTTGGTTCTTGGCTAGTTCACCGGCTAATTGTAGCTGCTGTCCCTGTCTCTTTCTGTCCTCTAAGTCTTTCTCGCTAACCAGTAATCCCTTTGTCGCAATCCCTTCGGCGGCAGCGGCCCGCCGGATGCCTTCGATGGGGTTGGTGAACTCTGTTGCGGCCTGAGGGCCATAGGCTCCCTGGACAAAGCTGAAGAAGCTAACTAGCCGCTGCTTGTCACTTCCTCGGCCAATGGCATCAGCACCGGCTGTAACTTGCGGCTCAACCAACCCATCGGGTATCTCCTGCAACTCGCCCCCAACTTTCATCATGTGCATAATCCGCCTGATCAATGGAAGTTGAAGCTCATCGGAAAGAACCGTGTAAACCCCCGCGTATGTTTCCTCAAGCATGGTCACCATCATTTTAATTTCTTCGCTAGTCACCCGTTCCGCATCACGCTGCACAGCCTGAGCGTTGAGGAACGAATAATTAAGCCTGCGCTCAATCGCTTGCATAGCAGAGACCGCAGTCTGATAGTCGGATTGCTTGCCAACTGTCAAGGCTTTAACATCATTTTCATCACCCGAAACAAAGTCAAAATTATTTGCCTTGTTCAACGCATCGACACGGGTTACGCCATTGGGGTTCACAAGGAAGATCGTCTTGGATGAACCAACCCCGGCCTGAGTGATTGCCTTTGACAACTGATTGTAAGTCGTAAGGTCGCCCAGCAATTCCTCAATTAGGCCAGTCCCGTAGAAGCTGCCTGACACTTTGTTGAGGCGAAGCGGGATCCATGGAGACTTATCGAGAGATGAGAACCCAGTCGTTCCCCTCAGCGGCGCTTCGTTAAATTCCTGATGCCATGTGACCCCCTTGTCTCCGCCGTTGGGGTCGTAATTGATCATGGTGTAAAGGTCGTAGTCTTCATCCGACTCTCTCTCCCCGCTTGCGCTTGGGGCGAGTCGCCGCTGTGCCGCCTGGGGCAGGTAGCTCTTACCAAGTCTCTCCCTGATGATTATCTTCTTAATGTTGTCGTCCCGGTCCCTTTCCCCAACGATCGAGCGCAAGCCGTAAAACCGCAAGCCTCGCTCTGTGATATACAAAAGTCCGGTGCCACCACAGATAAGGTGCTTCATGGCCTCTACCAATGTCGCCCTTACCCGCAGCTTGTTAATCTTCCGAAGAATGCTGATCTCTGTTGAAGCAAGAAAGTTATCAACTTGAGTCACTATTCCTTCCATGTCCCCGCCCTGCTGATTGGCGTACTCCTCTACCTTGGACTGATCCATAAGCAAACGGAAGAACGGCTCATTGAAGGGGACTACCGTATTCACTAGCTTTGAAGCTAGGTTGCTCAGCCCCCTTGATCCGAGAGATTGATAGAGACTCCTTGACGGCCTGCTCTCGTTTAGCCTTGTCCTTACGTCAACATCACTGTTAGGGATGAGGCTAGGGGTCGTCAGCTTGGAACAATCAATAGCGGTATTCAGATAGGAAGACCTGTCCGCCTCAAGCTCGCTCCATTCCGCCGCTGCCGATACCATCGTTTTACCTCAGATTCCGCCCAGCGTAACGCTACCCTTCCCGCCATCCAGAAGGCCAGGGGCAATGATGCGAAGGGTCGAAAGGGTATTGGCTGCGCTGTTTCGCCCCCCTATCCGCGAGTCGCCCAGAACGGGGGCTACAGCCCCAGCCTCGGGGGGCGGTGTCGTGGCCGTGGCAGCCCTGGCTTGGGAGGCGTAATCGGCCTTCATCTGCGCCAGGTTCAGATCAGATTTCATCATGTACTCGCTGAAGCTCCTTTGCTGATCAGCTAATGCAGTGGCGGATTCCTGTTTGCTCTTTAGCAATAGTCCTTGCAACTCGGTGATGCTTGACGTGAGCTGGCCGGTTTGCGTTTCATACTGTGCCCTTGCTGCCGCTGCCGCCTGATTGTTGGCCGCAAGGGCCGCGTCGATCTGGGCCTGCTGTGACGCGACCTGGGAGGTGCCGAAATTGACAGCCTCTGCGGCGGGGGCCGTGGCCTCTGCGGCGGGGGCAGACTCCCTCCAGGCGTAGACCGGCTGGCCCTCGGGTACTCCCCCTTCCCGGCTGAAGCGGCCCGCCGTGCTGCTCGGCGTGAAGCTCCCGTAATAGCTCCAACCCGTAGCGGCGGGGGCCTGGTTTACGTCGGTGAACATAAGTCCGTTCACCGGCTTATCGACGGGGGCCGACTTCTTCCCAATCAGGCCCATCACCGTTCGCCCGTCCCTTCCCCCGTCCTGGGCGTCAAGCCAGGCCGCGTAGTCTTTCTCAATTCCCATTGTTTTTGAGCGAGTGAAGAAAGCGAATCACTGAGCGTTGGCCGCCGCGAAACTTAAGATCATCGATGGTGTCCCTTTGCGACGCCGATCGCTCGGGATAAATCTGATCCAAGGCGGCCAGGGCTTCGTGTGTGAAGCCGCCGGCCACGATCGAGGCTAGGGAATTGTCGCTATTGGTGGGGTCCAAAGCTTGACTTGGTGGCTGGAAAAATCATACTCTCCGTCCCTCAAAATGTGAACTAATCTCGCCTGTAAGAGCGCAAATTCGTCGGGTCTGTCCACTTTCCCTTTCGCTCGATAGACCGAAACAATCGCTTCCCAACATCCCACGGGGTCGGATAGGTCGAGTTTGCTGATGATTGGCGCGGCTGTCTTGGGGCCGATCCCTGCGCATCCGGGGACGCCATCAGTCGAGTCGCCCATGAGGACTTGCCCGTAGAAGAATCGTTGCGCATCGTTATCGCTGATGAAGTGAAGCTCTTTGTCTAGCCATACATGATGACCGGGGATCTGCTTTAGATCCTTGTCTCCAGATGCAATCACGCATCCTTCCTCTCTGAACTTATCGGCGAAAATGCCAATCAGGTCGTCGGCCTCAATCTCGTTGTACTGGAAGGCATAATTCTCAGAGGAAAGAATGCCCTGTAGTATTGCATTATAGCCCATTGGCTTAACGCCTTTGCGGCTGGCCTTGTAGCCGGGGAACAAGTCTCGCCGGAATTGGGAACGGGCCGTGAAGCAATGAACGGCATCTTCAACGGAAACACTTGATACCTCAGAGAGGACCGAGACGTACTCCCAGTAATTCCCGGCAGCCTGTCGCTCATCGGTCCACTTAACCCAAATGTCATCGTCAAGTCTGACTTCGGATGAAGCCGCTTCACATGCTCGAATCAAGAGCATGTCTGAATCAATTAAAAGTTTCATTTGTAAGATTGTTGAAGTGGAATGTTGATGTTTTTGAATTAAAAATAATCCCATCGTCGTCCACAATAAGCCCGTGCGCTTTAAGGCGACCTTTAATCCTTTCGCGCTCCACCGTCACGCCAAACCTGTATTTATCAGGGGCATCAGCTAAGCCAGGGTTGCGGAGAAGGGACCATGCAGCAATCAACAACTGACATACAGTTGAGATTGGGATGGGAGCACAAACGGAGTAACCGCGTAGATAGTCGTGCCTAACAAGCCCCATCCACCAGGGCTTGCACTTGTCAAAATCGTAGCGTCGAAAGAGTTTCATTGCGCCTGGGGTAGCCGGGGATTGGGTAGTGGGTCCAACACTTCAACCTCAACTCGCTGGACCTTTTCAGGGCTAGGCGAAGAACGTTGCAGCTCCCACATAGCGAATCTAGTTAGCAAGTGAAGAATTTCAATACCTGAACAATTCGCGGGGGCCAGGCCGCTTTCACGAAGCCAGTTGCAAAATTCATACTCATTAACAGTGAAACTCAAAACTAATTCATTGCCAAGAACGTTCCTGATCGTCTCGAATTTCATGGCTTGAATCCTTCAGGGTTTGCTCGACGGTTCCAACGCTTGATCACATCCCTTGCACGTTCCACAAGGTCAGCACCAGCGAAGTCAATGTCAGATTGTTTACCTAGGCATTTGATGCAATAGACCATCACTTCATCCATTGGCTGTTCGCCGTGTGGGATGGGGGCAATGGCCGGCTTTGCCAGTCCACCGCAGAACGGGCAGGGCTTGAGAATGAGGCGTTGACTCATTGTTTTTGTTGCCAGTAAGGGCAGTGGTTGTTCAGTTCTTCGCGGCGATTTATGCAACCACCGCAAAGGGAAGGTTGTGAAGACCAGTAAAACGCCTCCGGTAATTGTGGTAATTCAATCTTTTTGCCGCACCTGCCTTCGCCGCTTGGATGAAGGCTGCCGGACTTCGTGCGTTGCCAGTTGGC